TACAGGTGCGCTAGCCGATATGGATAGAGCAATTCAAGCTACCGTTGAAGAAATGGCCAGAATGGGTATTCGTATGCTATCCCCAGAACAAGCTGCTTCTGGTGTTGCATTAGAAATCAGAAACGCCTCTCAGACAGCACAGCTAGGTACACTTAACGCTAAAGTATCAGGTACTATGCGTGAAGTAATTGCTTTTATGCTTAACTGGAAATATGGCTCTGATATTGATTCAAGTGAAATTGAATTTGAAATGTCGAGTGACTTTGCTCCTATGGTTGGTGGTGAAGGTGCTATGCGTCTTGTTTCTGAATGGTATCAATCTGGTATTATTAGCAGAAGTACTTTTGTAAGTATTGCTAAGTATAATGACTTCTTACCTGCTAATTATCAAGATGAAGATGCAATTCAAGAAATTCAAACAGATCCTCTGATGAACCAAGTTCCAGATGATCAGGTTAATATAGTACAATAAATGTAACTAACTACTCAGTGGAGTACTAGATGAGCATTAATGACAAAATTTATGATCGAATTATTGATCACATGACCGATGTACGCCTTTATGAAGAAGGTGTTCAAATACAAAATAGACGAATTATTCGTCGTCATCGTAAAAATTTATCAGATTTACTTCGTGGCAATATTCGTGCTGATTTGAGTAAAGAAGTAAGTAGATTTGGAACGGAATTACTAGGACACTCTACAAATAGTATAAAAGAGTTTTCTACTTCTCAGCTTACTTTTCATTCTGATAATCTATATAAAGAAACAAAAGACTTTTATAAAACGACTAAACCAAAGACCAAAGAATTATTGGCTGAAATTACTGGTCCTACTATTAAAGGTGATAGTAGTCTTATAGGTAATATTAAAAATATTTCTTCTGGTGAGTTGATTCGTATTCAAAGCAAAGTTAAGTCAGGGTTAGCTTTAGGAAAATCTCAAAATGAAATAATCGCAGATGTTATGAAAACAACTAAGATTACTGAAATACAAGCAAGAACCCTTACAAGAACCGCAATTACTTCTACTCAAACTGCAGCACTTAAAAAAGTTGCAAATGATAATAAAGAAATAATTAAAGGTTTTATGTTTACAGCAATCCTTGACTCTCGCACAAGTCCTATTTGTTCACATCATAATGGTAATATCTATGATATAGACGATAAACGTTTTGTTCCACCTTTACATTGGAATTGTCGCTCATCTCTTATTCCTGTACTTAAATCTAAAGATGAAATTGCAGCTATTAAGTCTGATAAAATTAAAAAATCAGCTTTAGCTAAAAAGCAAGATGATCAACTTACAGGAGTAGCACCTAAAAGAGAATCTTTTGGAAACTGGCTAAAGCGTCAATCTATGGATACTCAAACCAAAATGCTTGGCTCTGAAGATGCTGCTAATTTGTTTAGACAAGGAAAATTAAAAGCTGATCAATTTGTAAATCCAAAAGGAACTGCACTTAGCATTCAAGCTTTAAGGAATAGAGCAGCACAAGCTACTGCTATATTTAAACCTAGACAAAAAGTTCGTGAACAAGATATTGTAATTGCTGCAACTAAACCTAGCTCTTTAGTTAGAAATCCAAAGCATAAAGATGATTTACGTCAAATGTTTATCAACGATGCTTCTGATTATAATAAAACAATGTCTTTAACAGATTATAAAGGCACCAGTTTAGTTGGCAAACAAGCATCTCGTCGAAGAGTTGGCAATGAGCTTGATGAGCGTAATTTTAGTGCTGATCCATTAACTGGTGAAATTAAAAATAATAACATTTATGACCCAGATTTTAATTTGTATCAAGAACGTTTAGACTTTATGAAAAATTCTAAACTATTAGATGCAGAACAAAAAGAATGGATTGAATCTTTTGTTGCTGGAATGGATGATAAAATTTCCGTAAATCAACAGACAGTTGTTGTTGAAAATTTACGTGTTGTTTTTGAACGTTATGCTAAGGACAAAAAGCCTTGGACAGATTTCCAAGCTGTTATCCGTGCTGAAAATAGATTTGCAGTTCAAAACGTTTCAAGATTGTTAGATACAAGATCTAGAAAAAGATCTGAAATGTTTGTAAGTTATTTTTCAACAGATACCCCTCAAGTACAAATTATGGGTAAATATTATTCATTAGACTCCTTACAGAAATCTTTATTAGATGATCAAAGATTTATTGACAATTGGAGAGCAACTGCAGGGACCAAACTTGCAAAAAAAGCAATGTTTTCAGGAAGAACGCCAATATCTTTGTTTTTTAAAAGTAAACTAGATAAAGTTCCAACTAAAGAAAAACTTATTAAAAATTTTTTGAATAAAAAAGAAAATAAAAATCTTAAGATTATTTATGATACTTGGAAAAGTGTTAATAAAAAAGAACCAACAGACGCTTGGTTGACAAGATTAATATCTAAAAATAGAGAACAATACCGTAGAATTTTAGATTTAGAATTTTTGTATGCAAAGAGAAAACCTACATCTTTATTAATTGACAATAAAGGATTAGATACAGTAACAAATGCTTTAAAACTTGTTGCCTCTGGTCAATCTACTGATTATGATGCTTTAGCTATTAATATTGGAAAATTATTTGCAAAAGACTTTGAAAAAAATTTACCATTTATTACACACACTTTAAAAGACTATCATAAAACAGGAAGCGAACTTTTAGACTTTATGAAAGATCAGGGTTTAATTCGAATACAATTTAGGGGTAAAACTCGGAGAGGTGTTTTAGATCTTGATACTGGACGAGCTTCTGGTGGGTGGATTGATACAGTATCTAGAGAAGTTATAGTTATTGATAAAACACTTTTAAAACTTCAAGAAGCTGAAAGAAAAGTTACAATAGCAAGACGAGTAGGAGTAACTTCTGATAGAGATCGATTGTATGTAAAAGCTAATAGCAAGTATTATTATGATGCTAGAGGTAATAAAACAGGAATTGGTCTTATATCTAGAGATAAACTTGAATCTTATGATGAAAAACAAATTGACAGAGAAATGGCAGAGATGCTAAATCATGTAATGAATGTAGAGTATCAGGTTGATTCAGAATTTTTTGGATTTATGGATGATATCGTGAGATTTAGAGATCCAAGAGGTAACTCTAAATACTATGACAGTATTAATGAGTTTCGTCATGAAATTCTAAATCGAGGTGAACAAGGCTACGGCCTAATGGCAACGGCTAAATATCATGCACAAAGAGGAAAAACTTTTAAAACGCAAGCGTTTGTTGACTCTCGTGGGCGTGTATATCATCGTGGTTATCTTACACCTACTGGTGGAGAATTAGTTAGACCTTTTCTTAATTCTGGTAAAGCAATCAATATGTCTGAAGATGCTTTAGATGAATTACATATTCAACTTGGTGCTTTAATTGGTCCTGGAACAGAAGCGTTAACTCAAGCAGGTCGTAGAGAAATCTTTAATAAAAACAAAGATAAAATTATTGAGCTTGGTGAATTAATGATGGCTACTACACAGAGAGATAGACGTCTAAGAGAATTCTTAGAGCATCCATTGGTTAGGGGGTTAGAGGGACCAGAAGTACCTAAACTTGCTCGTATGGCATTAGAAACTGCTCGTATTGAAAGACATTTAAAGTCTGGAAAACTAATAAATAGTTATAAAACTAATTTAATGATTGAAAACGATGCTAGCTCGTCTGGTGCTCAAATTATTGGATTATCTACAGGTGATAGAGCTGTTTCACAAGCTTCTAATGTACTTGCAACTACTCAGAAAAATCGTCTGTATGATCTTGTTGCAATGGATACAGTTAATGATCCAGAATTTCTCAAGATACCTGCCTTAAGAGATGCAGGACTTACTTGGGAAGATCTTGCTAAGGCTGCTAAATCTCAAAATATGGTTTCATTTTATGGTGCAGGTGCAGCAACTAAAACTGCTAATGTAGCAAATAAATTTTCTAAAGTATTAGAGGAATTAGGTTATGTAACTGTTACTAAAGATAATCTAAGCGAAAACCTTAGAATTATTGATGGAAAAATTAAAGTTTCAGATAGGCTAGGCGCTACTACCGTATCTGAAGAACTTTTAGCTTTTAGAAAAGAGCTTATTGAAGTAATAAACAATAATGAACCTGCTGGAAGAACTTTATTAAAACAGGCACAAGATATACACCCAGATGTAGCAGACTTTGTAAATAAGTTAACTAATACTCGACGTGGATTAATTGGTCCAAAAGAATTTTCAGAAGTTTCAAGAATTATGTCCAAAAACCTTGCTGAACGTGCGCCTGTAACTGATAACTTTATTAATTACTGGAAAGATGTTGCAAGAGTTTACGTTAATGAAACAAAAAAGGTAGATATTCCTTGGGTTACATTTGACGATAAAATTATGACACAAAGATATCGTCCAAAAATACAAGAACGAATTGAGTTTCGTGATCCTGTAACTGGACGTAAAATTTCTAACATATATGAATCTAGCGCAGAAGACGGTAAGCTTTTAGGAAAAGGCTCACTAAATGATGCTAGAATTGGATTAGGTGTTAATGGAAATCACAGCAATGACGCTGTTATCGTACGGCGATTCCATTTGTGGGGTCGTAAAAACAACGTCGAAACTGCTACGATACACGATGCTTTCTTTACTAACATTGGTGAAGCTCGTCGTGCTAAAGATGCCTTAAGAACCATCTATGCAGATGCTCTTGAAGGTGATACGATTAGAAAGACTTTGCGTGAAATGCGCAGACAAGGTCTTTCGTATAAATCTTACAATGCTTTACTAAAGAAAGCAAAAGAGTTGGGTTTAATTGACCCACCAAATAAGATTACAAGAAAAGACATACTAGCCCCTATTCAACCTGGACAGGACTGGTATGGTATTGGTCCATAGTTATTTGTAATAGCCTATGACCTATTTAAATCAAAGTTAATGACTCTGTGAGTCAAATACAACAAATATTTAACTCAAGCTGTGCTTGAAAGGAAAAAATTATGAGTGAAGAAAATAAA